GGAAAAACAATCCAATACGCTGAAATTGTAGCTGGCAATGGAAAAAGCCAAGCAATGGTTTATACTGTTCCAAATGGCTACACATTTTATCTAACCAGATCAAATGCGTATTCAAATCAAAGCGGCAATACCATCAATAATTATTGCGCCTACCGTGTTTGGACGCAGTCCTCTGCGGGGATAATTCAAATTTTGCTGCAAGCACCGTTTACAAACACATATCAAACTTTGCGCGTAGCACCTCGTGGCTATACCCAAAAAACAGACATCCAGTGGCAAGCAACGGGGGGGCCATCATCCGGTACTTCAAGCGTTGGCATTGGCGTTGAAGGCATTCTAATCTCTAACACGGCGGCATAGGTGCAGCATGACATCAACATACACCACAAATAAAGGTTTCGACAAACCAGCGATCGGTGACGATGTTGGTACATGGGGCAATAACGTCAACGCTGACTGGGATATTGCCGACAAGGCGTTTGGCGGCAACGTATCGTATGCTTTTACGGGTGCCACAACGTCACAAACAGTGACCCAAACAGATGCTATCAACCTGCGTATTACCCTTACTGGCAACACGGGTTCATCGTATAGTTTTGTTGGTACAGGGTCTATTACAGGAACAGTGTTAACTATCACAGCCGTAACAAGCGGATCGTTAACAACTGGTGCTGTTATCAGTGGAAGCGGCGTATCATCTGGCACAACCATTACAGTGCAGCTTACAGGCACTACGGGGGGCATTGGTACGTATACGGTTAGCGTTTCACAGACGGTAGCATCTACAACCATCAATGCTAACAATGGCACCATTTACTTGACCTATGGGTCTACCTATTCCGGTATGTGGATTGTTGCCAACAATACCACTGGCCCAGCGGCTGTTTATGCCTACACATCGGCATCGGGCAGCACTGGTGTATATTTGACGCAAGGTGTAACCAGCCTAATTTATTCTGACGGCACTAACGTCAATTTTGCTGACAGCCGTTTTAACACCAGCGCGATCGGCGCAACGGGTGGCGGGTCTGACCAAATATTTTTTGAAAATGGTCAGACGATTACAACGAGCTACACAATACCATCAAATGTCAACGCTATGTCTGCTGGGCCTATTTCAATTAACTCTGGTGTAACCGTCACAGTCAGTTCACCTACCGTCTGGACCATTGTGTGAGGTAGCATGGACCCGTTAACAATACTTGCTGCGGCACAAACTGCTTATGGAGCTTTGCAGGCAGGTATTGCTGCTGGTAAAGAAATCCAAGGTATGGCGGCTGATTTGTCTGACCTATGGGGCAGTCTGGCCAAGCTAACGCAGATTTCGGCCACACCTCACAAGCCAAGCGTGTTTGATCGCCGCAGTGCTGAACAAGTAGCCATTGAGCGGTATACGGCAAAAGCAGAGGCTCATAATTTGGCCGAAAAAGCTAAGAACATGTTCATTGGGCAGTTTGGTTTGGCTGCTTGGGATCAGGTGCAGCGTGAAGTCATCAACATCCGCAAGGAAATTGAACGTCAACGCTGGGAAGAGGAACGGGCATCTGTGGCCAGAGCTGAAGAGATTAAGGACGCTGCGGTTGTTACGTTTATTGTGTTGGTGCTGTTAGGTATAATGCTCGGCATCGGGATTGTACTTTTGGGGAGTTAAGTATAATGGATCTGGGTAAGTTCGGCACATTAATTGAAACCATCGCTCCAACGATCGCCACTGCCATTGGTGGGCCTGTTGCTGGCATGGCTGTTAAGGCACTTTCCACAGCCTTGTTAGGGCATGAAAACGGCACCAATGATGATATTACTAATGCTTTGGCCACTGCTACACCAGATCAAATCGTGGCTATTAAAAACGCTGAGTATAACTTCAAAGTCCAAATGAAAACGCTCGACATTGACCTTGAGCGTATTTCTGCTGTTGACCGTGATTCGGCACGAAAAATGCGAATAGAAACAAAGGATTGGACACCAGATGCCCTATCGTTTGTGGTTATCATTTCGTGGGTTGTAATCCAGTTTTACATCTTTAGCCACGTAATTGAACCAAGCATGCGGGAGCTGGTTGCTCGTATCCTTGGAACGCTTGATGCGGCATTAACCCTAGTTCTAAGTTTTTGGTTTGGTTCCTCTAATGGCAGCCGTCAAAAGGATGACACATTAAGTAATTTAAGGTCTAAGTAATCCAGTCGAATCAACCGCATAGGATGACTAAATGACCAAAACTAAAAGTGCTGATATCATAAAATTTACCACAGAAAATTTGCCAGACAGCGACTTGTCTGTTGAAGAAATCCTAGCCTACCGCAAAAGACAATTCATTCAAAAATCCGATGCAAAGACATCTAGGCGACTAGTTGATATTGGCGTCAAACTTCAAGGCATTTACGGTATCATCCATATGGGTGACCCACACGTTGACGATGATGGTTGCGATCTCGCCCTGCTTGAACACCACATGGATCTGACCAACACCACCCCCAACCTTATGGCTGGCAACGTAGGTGATCTTCGCAACAACTGGATTGGCCGTCTGGCTCGTTTATATGGCAACCAAGGCACAACAGCTAAACAAAGCCGCATGTTGATTGAATGGTTCATGCGTAAGGTAAACTGGCTCTATATCGTTAACGGCAACCATGACTGTTGGAGCGGTGCTGATGATCCAATCAAGTGGCTGTGCAACCAATTGGGTGTTCCAGATCAAGATCATGGCATTCGGCTTAACCTGAAGCATCGCACAGGTCGGGACATTCGAATTAACTGTCGCCATGACTTTGCTGGCCACTCTCAGTGGAACCCCGCACACGGCGTGGCTAAAGCGGCTCAAATGGGCTGGCGCGATCATATCCTTGTTTGCGGCCATAAGCACGTGTTCGGTTACAACGTCACCAAGGATCCTATGACGGGGATGTGGTCACATGCATTGCGTATCGGCACATACAAAATGTTTGATGAGTTTGCCGATGCCAAGGGTTTCCCTGACCATAATTTGTCGGCATGCGTAACGATCATAGACCCTAATTCTATTCGCGAAGAGGGCATCGTGACTGTAATTATGGACGTTGACGCCGCTGCTGAATGGTTGCAGTGGGCGAATCACCGTCAGTCTCAGCTAAAAACCGTAGAGCCTATTAGGAAAAGTGGGAGTTTCCGCAAATGAAAGACAATTGGGATGATGTAATTAAGTTGATCATCAAAGAGGAAGGCGGTTTTGTAAATGATCCGCAAGATCCCGGCGGCATGACCAACTGGGGTGTTACAAAGAAAACGCTAGAGGACTGGTGTGGTCACGAAGTTACTGAACAGGCTATGCGGAGCCTTATTCCTGCTGATGTTTATCCTTTATATAAGCAGCGTTATTGGGATGCTGTTGGGGGTGATGTTTGTCCTGCTGGTCTGGATTATGCGTTGATGGACTACGCTGTTAACTCTGGACCGGGACGAGCCATTAAGCACTTGCAGGTTGTTTTGGGTATTCCGCAAACTGGCAAAATGGACGATGCCACCAAAGCTGCAATTGCTGCATGCGATGGAGCTGAGACGGCTTCAAAACTGTGTGATTATAGGTTAGAGTGGCTACAGAAATTGCCCACATTTGCACGGTTTGGCAAGGGCTGGTCTGCCCGTGTTGGGCGCGTCAAAGAGAAAGCCTCCGATATGGAGGGCTGATGAGGATGATAGATGCCGCTCAAGTCGGGGAAATCCCAGAAAACTATTAGCAAGAACATCAGCGAGATGGTCCACTCGGGCCATCCGCAGAATCAAGCTATTGCAGCGGCTCTATCCGAAGCCCGTAAGGGATACCAAACCCGTGGTGCTGTTTCGGGCCAAGGTGATCTTGTAGATCAGCTTAATTCAAGTTTTGCCCAATCAGGTGCGACCCTTCAAGATGCAAAGAAAAAATCAGCACTTGATGCCGCGATAGCCAAAGCTCGTTTGTTGGATACACAAGAGCAGATGAAAGCGCGGGACTATTACGACCCGTACAAAGTGCAAACACCGCCACCATCTGTTATCCCAGAGCGCGTTCCAGATGACCAGTATGGATCTAGCGGCCCCGTGCAAATGCGGGGAAGTGCGCCAAGCGTTGAAGAGAACGCTTATCCTAAATTGCTTACGCCGGGCACATATTCCGACCCGGACTATATGGGCAGCACACCATTTGTTCAGGGTTTGCCAGCAAAACAGCCCCCCGGTCTTGCAGGCGGATCAAGATCTTCCCCCGTGGCAGCGGCACCTGAAAAGCCCAAAAACAGTATTTGGGATGATAGTAGGATCCAGCGCACTGGTGAAGGTGGGCAAGAATCGGCCTTGGACTTTGTTCGGAACTCGGACATTTATAAACAGCGAATAGCTGATCCAGAACACAAAATGGCAGACGGTGGTATGGCCCAAGGCGGCCACACAACTACAACAATGCATGTGGGTCCAATCCATAGTTCTGTTGCGGGGCGTACCGATCACCTGCCAATGATTGTGCCCCGGTCTAGCTATGTAATTCCTGCCGATATTATTTCTGCAAGCGGGGAGGGCAACACAATGGCCGGGTTCAAGCATGCCAAGCGTGTGTTTGAAGGAGACCCGTACACAGGCGCAAAGATGCCCTATAGTGGCCAACCTACCCCTTATGGTGCCGACATGCCTCACAGGGCTTCTGGCGGTGCTGAAAGCGGTGTGCCGATAGTTGCTGCCGGGGGTGAATATGTGATTAGTCCTGAAGCTGTGGCCAAGATTGGCAATGGCGATATGGAGCTGGGTCACGCAGCGTTGGATTTGTTTGTTAAGAAAATGCGTAGCAAAACAATCAAGACGTTGCAAAAGCTCCCCGGACCTAAAAAGGACTAATATGTCGGAAGAGATCAAAGTTCGTATTGCGGTGCCCGATGATGAAGCCGAACTGATGCGGCTGGCAATGGCTGTTTTCCATGAAAATGGCCTATTTGACGCAGACTATGAGAAAATTTTAGGCATGATCAGGCCAGCATTGTACCTTTGGGATGGTATTTGCGGCGTGATTGGGCCGATCGGTGCCTTAGAAGGCGGTGTTTTGTTGCGTTTCTCTCAACTTTGGTATGGCAATACAAAGTATGTAGAAGAAAAGTGTCTATTCGTTGATAGCAAGTATAGACGCGAACGCGGTGGACGGGCAAACAAACTTTGCGAGTTTAGCAAACAAGTATCGGATAGCCTTGAACTTCCCCTTGTTATTGGGGTAATGTCAAATACTCGCACTCGTGCTAAGATGCGTATGTATGAACGTCACTTTGGGGAACCAGCGGGGACGTTTTTCTTGTATAAGGCCAAAACTGGAGATGCTCCAGAACCTTTAGCCATTGGAGTGTAATAGTGTCAGGCGGCGGCGGTAAGGGCGGACAATCTTCAAGTACAGTATCTATCCCACCAGAAGTTCTGGCGCGGTACAATGCTGTCAACGCAAAAGCCGAAGAGACGGCAAAACAGCCTTTTACCGAATATAGTAAAGACCCTAACGCTTTTGTCGCGCCACTGACACCTACCCAACAATTCGGTATTGCCAATACAAATGCTGCGGCGGGACAAGCCCAACCTTGGTATCAACAGGCTGGTGGCCTTGCTGCTGCGAGTGCTCAAAATATCAATCCAATGCAATATAATGACGTAACGATGGCTCGGTATATGAGCCCGTTCGCCAATCAAGTCATTGGTGGCACTCTTGCGCCTTTGCAGCAGCAGCAGGCTCAGGATAGGCAGGCTTTAGCCAGCAGCAATATTCGTGCTGGTGCTTTTGGTGGCGATCGTGCGGCGATCTCTGATGCTGCATTGCGCGGCCAACAGGAAATGGCAACTGGCAATGTTGTTGGTGGCTTGCTCAACCCTATGTTCAATCAAGCGCAGCAGCAGTTTAATACGCAACAGGGTGTCAACCTAGCCGCTGGTCAGGCCAACAGGCAGAATTACCAAACCGTTGCTGGTTTGCTGGGCAACCTTGGATCTGGCGCACAGAATGCGGCCCTCACCGGTGCACAGGCCCAATTGTCAGCTGGTCAGCAGCAACAGCAGACGCAACAGGCCGGTCTTACGGCGTTGTACAATCAGTTCCTGCAACAACAGTCCTATCCGTTCCAAACGACACAGTTTTTGGCAAACATTGCCGAAGGTACTGGTGCTTTGTCTGGTTCGACAACTTCGGGTCAGCAGTCTGGGGGTTTCTTCTCGGACGAGCGTGTTAAGGAAGACATTGAGCAGATTGGTGAAACTTTCGATGGCCAGAAGATCATTAAGTTTCGCTATAAGGGTGACAAAGGGCCGAAGCAGATCGGTCTGTCGGCACAGGACGTTGAGAAACATCATCCACATGCTGTCGGTGACTATCACGGCATCAAGACCGTCAACTATGATGAAGCCACGAAGGATTCAGCCCATCGGGGCCATTTTTATTCTGGTGGCCTAGCATCTATGGGTGGGGCCGCTTTGGATACAGGCACCCGTGAGAACTTTGATATTGGGGGCATGCCTGATCCATCACTTGCTTATGGCCGCCCTGTTGTAAACCCATATGGCGGTTTAGGCGGTGCGCCACAAGCAGCTGTACCAACGTCACGCAATATCATGACTGGCAACATGCCTGCACCTCGTGGTCTAATGCAGGCCAACCTACCTGCGCGTCAACCGAGTGGCCTTTCACAGGCGGCATCATTCGGTAAAGATTTGTCAGGCGCACTTGGTAGTCGCGGCACAAAAGACACAAAAACTGGTCAGTATGCTGGTGGGTCAGGTTTGATTGGCGCAGGACAGGGCATTAAAGATTGGTTGTCTGAAGATCCTAAAAAGACAGACATAACCGACACTACCGATCGTACAACTCCTTGGCGTGGTGGCCGTATGGGTTATGCTACTGAGGGCGAGGTTGAAGATCCGCCAGAGTTGCCAGAGGATCCAAAGCCAACTGATCAATTTAAACCAGAGCAGGATGATCCTTTAGCGCATCAGAAAAAAGGATTAACCATCCCTGACGACAATCCACAGGCTAAACTTAACCCGGCGCAGCTACCTAGCGGTGGGGGTTCTGGTGGCGGCCTTGGTAGCATTCTCGGCGGGGCCGGGTCATTTATGTCTGGTGCTGCAAAGATTGCTCCGTTCTTTTTGGCTTCTGGCGGTCTTGCTGGTGAACGTGAACACCATGCTGGAAATAAAGGTGATGGCAGTGGTTCCGTAGGTGACAACACGCCGCAGCCTCAAGCATATAATGTTCCTGCCGATCCTGTTGCGGCATTGAATGATTTAAATGATCAATTCAATCTACCCTCTGGTTACCTGCCCAGAACCGCTCAAATTGAATCCGGCATGGGGCAAAAAATTTATAACCCATCCTCGCAGGCGTTGGGTTGGTTCCAGCATATTCCAACCACGGCAAAAGCACGTGGCATTGATCCATTAGATTTTCAGCAATCATCCACTGATGCAGCTAAGATGGCACAGGAAAATAGAAACATTTTGCGGCAGCAGGCAGGGGTTGATGATCCTACTGGTGCCCACTTGTATCTTGCCCATCAGCAGGGGCCGGGTGGAGCTGTTGCGTTGTTGAAAAACAGTGACCAGCCTGCGGCAGATGTTTTGACCCAAATCTATCAAAAGAGCATCAAAGATCCAGAACAGGCCCGTGAGGTTGCCCTATCTGCCATTATTAACAATGGCGGTAAAGCCGACATGACAGCCGGGGATTTTGCTGCCCGTATCATGGGTACCTACACTGGTGCAAAATTGCCAACAAGCGCAGCCGCTGGCGTATCTGGGGGCAAGAAACCACTTGCGGCATTAGATAGTGGTGCTTTGGGTTACATTCAAAAACTCCCCGGCATTGGTGCTTTGGCAAAATCAGAAGATCAAGGTGGGTTGTCCGAGCAAACCAAGGTTGCCCTATTGGGCGGATTGGGCGGCATGTTGGCATCACCTAACCGCACACTGCTTGGCGCATTGGGTAGCGGTATTACATCGGGTGTTGAAACCTATCAAGGCATGGGTGGTTTGGGCGTTCAGCAAAAACAAGCTGAAACACAAGCGCAAGTTGGAAAAGCAAGCATTGATCGGTCTAACTTCGGCATCCGTACCGGGGCTATCCGCAAGATCGGTGATAAGATGGTTGCATTCCTTGCTGATGGGCGCACCATGTTGTATGGCGAATGGAGAGACGCCACTGAAAACGGTCAGTATTTGCCGTTGCAGGGCGAAGGGGGAGATGGCTCGAAACCATATCAGCCTACAACAACTCAAGCGGGTCAAACAGAACAGCCTGCTGGCCAACCATCTATGCTTGGTGAATCTGGTGCCAAATCGTTGGCTAATGACCACGTGTCCTATAACAATTCTTCAGATTGGAACAACCAAAAACTGATATCTGATAAGGTTGAGTCTGATACTAACAACGCAGCAGTAGAAGCTAAACAGCGAAACATTCAACTGTTGTACCAAGCTAAATTGCTCAATTCTATGCCTGAAAACGGTGTGCTAGAAGGCGGACCATTGAACAGTTTAAAGGCAGGCATCATTGGCAAATATAACGATATCATCAAAACAGCCGCTGGAGCAGATGGTAAAATTGGTGGCCGTCCAGTAACCGATTTCTTGATTGCTCCAGACGAATTGAATACACGAATTGCTGCCGAGAAGATGCAAGGCGCAATGGCTTTGAGGGCTACGGCAGGCGCAGGGCAACACGCTAACCGTACATTTGAAGATATGATTCAGTATTTGCCGGGCAATCAAATACCAAGAACGGCGGCTCTCAACATCATTGCTGGCACATTAGTAACGAACAGAGCAGACATTGATGCTCAAAAGTACCTACAAGATTATAAAACTACCGCGTTGAAAACTCATCGTGGTTCTCCTGAAGCTTATCTGGCCCAAAATGCTAGAAACAGCTTCTATGATGACGTTGATCAGACCAAATATCTACGCGATGCAGATCAGCTTGGTAGATACTTGCACTACAACAAGTCAGGCAAACCAATCTTTATGATGGATACACGTGAGATTGATCCAGAGTTCTGGAAATCTACAGGCATTGATCCACGCACACACAGATATATTCGGGGTAACTGATCATGGGTTGGATGGATGATGTAGGCGGTTATAAAAGCCCTGCTACGGATGCATCTACACCTGTAGAGAGCAATCAAGGATTTATGTCGGATGTAAGCGATAAGGGCGCACCAGCAGCTCCTATAGCTAAAGAGACTAAGGCACAAACCACACCCGCTGACTACGTCAACATGCCTTATTTTTATGATGATACAACCAAAGGATCTCCTTCAACCAAAGATACAACGGTTTTTGGACGGGCTGGTGAAAATTTATTGCCTAACACGCAAAAAGTTTGGGCAGATACCCTTCACGGATTAACCCACCCATTAGAAACGGCGGAAGGCATTCTGCAAATTGGCCAGGGTGCTTTTAGCACGGGCATGGAAGCCCTCGGTGCGAAACCGGGTTTTGGAGTTCAAACACCATCACCCAAGGAAATGCAAAAAATTGAACAGGAAAAGGAAGCTTTTCGTAGTTTTTATGAGCCATATAAACAATGGTTTACTGAACCCGGTGCGTTTAAAAGAGATGTTGCAGAAACACCAGCTGAAACAGCGATGGCAGCATCTTTGCCGCTCACTGGCGCAGAAAAAGTATTATCCACAGCGGGACTTGCTGGGCCAGCTAGGTTTGCCGAAACTGCTAGTAAAGTGAACCCTATCGGCCTTCCTATGGAAGCCGCATCGGGAGCATTGAAGTATGGCGTTGCTCCATTGGCTGGCAAAGTTAGTTCTGTTTTTGGAGTGAAAGGGGAAGGTATTCCTGCTGCCTATCAGGCTGGGCGAGAAGGAAGTTTGCCATTTGTCTCTGCGTATTTAAACCCAATGCAATCTGGGGACGAAGCCGTTTACAACTTGGCCAAGAAAGCAATGGCCAAACAATATGAAGAGCGGCAAGATGCTTGGAATGCTGGCCAAAAAGATCTGCTTGCCAAAAGCGAAAAAGGTCAAAGAGCGGATTACACGCAAATGCTTGAGCCGATCAATCAAGAAGTTCAAGCTAAATATGACCCAAGAATGGGTGCCAATAATTTTAGCCCCGAACAAATGAAACTGCTTGACGAGATGGCAAATCATATTCACGAACGGTCTCAACGCGACCCGGCAAAGTTTGCTTTGGCTCACACGGCATCTGACTTAGATAACTTCAAGAGACTATTCACGGACGCATTTGAGGATCGTGCAAAAAGTGCCAGACTGAGCCATGTCTATAACGACATCAGGGGTAATATTGTAGACCAGATCAAAAAAGTGTCGCCCAAGTATGCCGATGATATGGCCTTGTATGGCGCACAGACAGATGAAATTAATCAGATCTTGAAGCAGTTTAAGCTAGGAAGTCGCGCAAGCAAAGATGACGCTATTGAACGGTTGATGTCTAAAAATGCAAACAAAAGAAGTCTGTTAGACACATTGGCTGAACATGAGCCAGAATTGCCTAATGTCATTGCAGGCCGCCAACTTAAATTGTTTCAGCTGCCAACCTTAGACAGAATTACATATGCGTTAGGAGTAAATCCGTTTTCTACAGCAGGTTTGCCTCTTGCAATTCCGGGGGTTGTGGGAGCGGGTGCCTATGGAACGGGGTTGGGTATGACTGCGGCACAACGATATGGCCTCCCTGCTTTTTATCAGGCTCACCAACAGCAAGAGCAAAGCCGCCAAGGCCGAGCATCAGGGGGTAAGGTTGACCACAATTCAGCCGAAGCTATCTCTGACCAGCTGGTGGCTGCATTTGCAAATGCCAAGAAGAACGAAGATTTGGAATCTAAAGTTCTCCTCAACAAGCCTGATGATGTGATCATTGATGCTCTTAAAGAGGCAAAGAGGGCCATCTAGCGGTATTTGTCGGCTTCCTGTAGGACGCGGCGGCTGTAAGCCCCGTTGGCCACTGCTGCCCCATTGTAGCACCCCAGTGCCCTTTTCCATTCGCCCCAGATGCCATAGCAGTGTTTGAGATAGCGAATGCCGTAGGTAATGTTCGTTTCCGCTTGTAACAGTGCATCTGGCGGCCCTCGATGACCCATAGCACGAGCGGTCGCAGGCTTGATTTGCATAAGCCCATAGTTGCCCTCGCTGACAACACGGGGCTGAAAACTGCTTTCAACTTTGACAACCCCAAGCACAAGGGCTGGATCAATGTTTGATCGGACGGATTCTTCATATATCACCTTTTGGATTGGGGTGAGGTTTGGTGGCGGCATAGTTTGACAAGCCGTCAAACATAACGACACGGCAACAACATGTATCAATTTCAATTCCTGTCCTAACGAGGAACGACTGTCCCATCTAGTTTCCGTTTCCATTTGCTGCCCTTTCCGAACGGCAATGGAGTTTTTGATTTTTTTAGGCCTAGAGTGGATGCTTTGGTACGTTTGGCTTGTGCGGCATTCTTGTGGTCTGCCTTAGTCTTTTCTGTCGCACAGTTTACACAAGTCAGGCGGATATTGCTATCTGTATCATCGCCACCCATCTCCAACGCCCTGACATGCTCATAAATGAACTTGCCGGGCATCAGGCGGGTGTTGCATAGCATACAGATGCCTTTTTCCCGTTCCCAGATGGCTAGTTTGCGCCGGGTTGATAGAGATCCGCGTTTGGTGGTGCCAACATCCTCACGCATGGGGGTACTCAAACGGGTTATCAGTGTGCAGTAGATGCTGTGGATACCACCATGCGGCATCACCTGTTTCATCTTTAGGGCGGAAAAACTGTTGTTGCCTGACTTCATCGGCATAAGCCCAACCAGCAATTGTGCATATGTTATCCTGCACGATGATCAGAAAGTATGGCAGATTGGGCTTATCCCGTTCATACTCTCGAATGATCAACTTGCCATGTGGAAGGGTGGTGGCACGTATATGCAATCCCTCAATGTCGGGTTCACCGCCTACATTGATGGTGGGGCTCCAATAAATGTTGTACCGTTTGCAGTAGGCCATTTCGGCAATGGCACCAATGATATCTGCATCCCAGTGATACTTTGAATTTGTAGTGTCAGGTAGGTTTCTTTGGCGGGATGCTATGCGCCGCATAACACCCAATTGAGATGCCAACATCAGTTCGCTGCTGGTTAAGTCTACTCGACAGATCATTTGGTGTCCTTACTTATAAGGTTTGTTTGTCCTCACTGCGATGTACTCGTAGCTCATGAACCCGAGTTTTTTCTGCACGAGCAGGATATAGCCACGCTCGTATAGTGACCAAGCCATATTTCTGAGAGCAGCTATTTTGCTTTTCCCATCCACTTCATGGTCAATGTCTCGGCAGATGAAGCCAGTGTAGTACATATACGCACGGCCTTTTTTAGATTCTTTGATCCAATCAAGCATGGTGTATTTTTCCGATGTTTGAATATCATATGTCATCTAAAACTGTTCCCCGCACGTAGGTTGGATGATTCGGTTCGCCAAGCCTCAATAATTGTTTCTGCTGTCGATCGTTCAAAGCGGTACAGCTCATCCTTCTCGGCGGCTTCAATTTCTTTTTGGCAAGCAACAACGTATTCCGCATGCGATTCGCTGTATGCCTCTTTAAAGGCTACCGTTCCCTCCGCTGAGAGAAAGAGACGGGAGCGCACTTGTTTGCGTTCGAACTCGGCACGAAGCCTTAAAGCACGAGCGGCTGCAATGAGTTCTGACGATTTTGCCAGATACTCCAATGCATTTTCGACCATCTCGTCACTGATCAGTTTCGTCAAAGCTCGGCCCTTTGTGTGTGCCTTTAGGAAACAGACGCACCCAGACTTCGCCACGAACATCTGGCAAAGGTAGTGCTTCCAATTTGATATTGATCATTTCATTTTCAAAACTGACAAAAGCGATGCCAAGATTGATTCGCCTTGTGATGCCACGTTTGTCAGTCCTAAAACTGATGACATCCCACTTTTCATCGTCATTGGTCATTGTTATTCCTTAAAAGGGGATGTTGTCATCAACTTCAACAACAGGTGTGACTGTTTTAGTTTGTACTGCGCCACCTGTTTTAGGGGCATATGACAAACTCATATAAGTAACGCCAGCCTTTGATTGTTTAATCCGAGCCCAAACCATATACTTTTGGTTATTGATTTCGGATTCGCCGGAATAGTCAGCGTCTTTTTCTGATGTTTTCTTTAAATTTTTGAACAAAGCACCAGTGTTGTTGTTGTCATATTGTGTCATTGTTTGGTTCCTTTCAACACGTTGACACGTTTAGATACAGTTTCAACCAGTTTATCATATGCTGGGTTGCCTTTGACTAGGCCAAGACTAGCACGGTCTTCGATGGCATCATTCCACCATGCCTTGAGGTCTTCGCTTGTCGTAAAATTATTTACCATGTGCTGGGATGCCTGCAAGTAAGTTTCCACAAGTTCATCGTGATGCAACTGTTTGGTAGTAACCTGCTGGGGGGCGGCATCAACCTCTGGATCATCACCCGTGGCAATCTGGAAAAGCTTGAACAGCAGATATTTGTTCGCGCCTGTCATTGCCTTGTAGACACCCTTGTCGCCAATGCCCTTGGAGTTTTTATCGTTGCCACAGCCCGGCACACGGATCTTCTCAGGCCATACAGCACCTGACTTATGCATCAAGGTATAAGACATGATGATATCAGTATTGCCAGTAACATGGTCGAGGGCACCGCTTTCAAACGATGGGATCAGCATTAGGCCAACCTCAACCATCGCTGGTCGAAGGGCATCAAGCAGTTTCATTTCGGACACATAACGGTACTTATGGAAGTCGTTGGTTGCATCTTTTTGGACGTATGCCACTTTGCCCATAACCTCATGTAGAGCATCGGCAATAATTTGAATGGCCATGAATTGAGCGTCTGGTTTTGGTTCAAGCTTACCCATAATTTACCTCATTTGTAGGGTGGTACCACCGTTTGATAGGGCTGCGCCGGGGACATCCTCATTATTTACAAGGGCATCCTTAATGGCTGTTTTGTTAGGTTCTTTCTTAACACGTACAAACTTATCTGGTATTTGACTTTCGTCAACAATGACCACGGATACGGGCTTTTGAGCAATTGACACGGTCTTCTCAATGCCGACAAATTTTTTCAATTGGGCATCTTCAAGCAAGATCGCAATGCTCTGGCGCAGATTCCGTGCTTTGTATTCGTAACGGCTCTGCCGTTCTTTCAGTTCTTCGCCACGCTTTTGTATGTATTTGACCATATACTCAGCAACGATAACACTGTCGATCAGTTCGTTAACCACGTTGTCAAAATTAACTTCGGCCTCAAGCATGTCTAGACGAAGCTGAGTATCGGTCAGCAACTCGGGGTACAAGTGCAAAAGGTTGTTAACTTCAGCACGGATACGGGCAAAATTTTTCATTGTGGAATCTTCCCGGCTATCCATGTGTTGAAAGCTAATACGATCGGGGTGAGAATGATCAGCCAACAAAAAAGCGTGATCAGATCATCTAATGCTGTTATACCTTCGGCGGTCATTTCGGTGTCTCCTTTGGTTGGAGAGGCAGTTATTGACGCAAAACAAACGATTGGCAAGCAAAAAATGATGATTGAACTTAGTACTCCACTTCCCTTGCTCACGCCGAAGGGGAAAGCTTTCTGCCACTTCTTGATTGATTACGGTTTTGAGCATCATCTGATGTGGGTGTGCTTTCAGGATGACACAGGCGAGTGTTGGACTTGGCCGAACCATCAGATACGAGTGCAGTCGAACCCTACAGGCGAGAGGTATACTACCAATGATCACACTAAGATTGCCTCTGGCCCCAAGCGCGAATCAACTGTGGGAGCAGGGGCGGGGCCGGACATTCAAGAGCAAAAAGTACAAGGACTGGCTCGAAGAGTGCGGGTGGCTTATAAAACAACAAACACGTGACCTGATTAACGGAAACTACATCATCCATATTGTAGCGGTTCGGCCCGACCGCCGCCGCCGGGATTTGGATAACCTACTGAAAGCCACCAGCGACCTGCTGGTAAAAAGCAAAATTGTACCGGATGATTCGTTGTGTAAAGCCCTTGCTGCCGAGTGGGTAGAGGAGGGAGACCCCATGACGGTGTACATTTACGATCACGATGATGAAGAGGCGCAGAACCAATGGGTTATGTTGACGAGCTAAGACTGCATTACAAAGGCATCAGGGGCCGTTTGTACGGCCTGAGCGGTCCTACTGGGTTAAGAGCTCCGCAGCCACCTGAGCGGCCTACAAATGAACCAGAACCTGAAACCGTGTTTGCTATTAACACGCATAGGCATCGTTTTATCAAAATGCTGAAAGAGGTTGCCGCTATGCATGGCATCGACCCGGCGGAAGTGATGGAGCGAAACCGTAGGTATCCTGTGGTCAGGGTGCGGCAAGAGGTGTTTGTTCGGGCTAGGGATGACATGAACATGTCGTTCTCATCGATCGGCAGGATCATGGGCCTCGACCACGCCACGGTCATGCACGGCTATTACAAGCTCAAAAAACAAGGTGCTTTACAAACTGCACAGCCTGCATATTATGAAGGGGCTAGTTGCTCCTAGCATTCCTCCCTAAACTTGGCCCCAGCATTCCACCGTGTGCTGGGGTCTTTTTAAATCAAGTGCCAAACATGAAAAAGCTCAGAGACTATCAATCAGACGCTATTGATCAAATTCGCCAGTCTTTTCGCGATGGCAAAAAGCGTGTTGTCCTGCAAATGCCTACTGGCGGCGGCAAAACGGCTGTGGCAGGTGCAATCATCCGCATGGCCAGAGAAAAGGGCTCACGGGTCTGCTTTGTCGTTCCTGCACTATCCCTGATCACTCAGACAATTAACTCATTCATTGCTGATGGTCTGCCAGATGAGGATATCGGAGTGATACAGGCCATGCACGAGCGTACAGATTGGAGGCGACCAATCCAGATTGCATCAGTTCAGACGCTTAACCGTCGAGAGTTGCCAGATGTGGATTTGTGGGTCATCGACGAGTGCCATGTCGTATTCAAGCTGTACATGACCATGTGCCAAGGTTCGACCCCGATGATCGGCCTATCAGCCACGCCGTGGGCTAGAGGTCTAGGCCGTATATATCAAAAGCTGATCATCGGCACGACAACGCAGGATCTTATTGATAAAGGCCACCTGTCTGGTTTTGTTGCATATGCGCCAGCTCATCCTGATCTGAGCGGTGTTCGATCGATGGCCGGAGATTACCATGAAGGTGATCTGGGCAATGTGATGGACAGCGACGAGCTAATTGCCGATGTGGTGGATACGTGGCTTAAAAAAGGTGAAGGTCGGCCCACATTGTGTTTTTGTGTGAACCGCCTACATGCCAAACACATGTGTGAACAATTTAAACAATCTGGAGTGAGGGCCGAATATGTTGATGCGTTTACAGAAATTGAAGAACGTGACCGAATCAATGCTTATTTTCGCGCTGGCGATCTTGATATTATTTGCAACGTGGGTGTTCTTACTACTGGAGTGGATTTACCGTTCGTTTCTTGCATTATCTTGTGCCGCCCAACTCGGAGCGAAATACTTTACACTCAAATCATCGGAAGAGGACTTAGACGGCATCCCGGTAAAGATGATTGCCTTATCCTTGACCACAGCTCTACTACTTCTCGTCTTGGTTTTGTTACGGACATAGTCAAGGATACTCTTGATCAGGGTGAACGCAATGTNCAGAAGGTCGATCGTAAAGAACCCCTTCCAAAAGAGTGCCCCAAGTGTCACTACCTTCGCCCTGCTAAGGTTTCAACGTGTCCTGCGTGTGGCTTTAAAGCTGTGGCGACGAATAATATTGAAACAGAAGAAGGCGAACTACATCAGGTTAAGTCAACCGGGAGAAAGGCAACAAGCACTGAGAAGGCTCAGTTTTTCGCTGAGATCAAATGGTATGCTCTCCAACGTGGATACTCAAAAGGTTGGGCAGCGCATCTTTTTAAGGAACGCTATAAAGTTTGGCCAAACCACTATCAAGATGTACTACCCTGTTTCGCCACGCAAGATACGGTAAACTATATCAAATCAAGGCAGATAGCCTACGCTAAAAGGAAAGCAAAATGAACACGACTGAATTGGCCAGAAACAAGTGGCATGAGATCCTGCCTAGACTAGGGGTCGATAGAAAATATCTTACAAACAAACACGGACCCTGCCCAATGTGTGGCGGAAAAGATCGGTTTCGTTTTACCAATTTGAACGGTGAGGGTTACTTTTTCTGCAATAGCTGCGGCACTGGCAACGGGTTTGAGTTGGTCATGCGGTTGTTTAGCTGGACTTACCCTGACGCCGCTAAGTCAGTAGAGCAGTGTTTAACTGCAAATGATATAAAGCAGAAGGTACAATCCAGAACTGATAGCGACCTTCAATTGATGATTGAACTTTGGAAACGGTCACGGCCCATTGAGGAATCATTGGTGGCTAATAAGTACTTTGAACACCGCAATGTGCCTTATGGCAACCCTTTAGGGGTTATGCGGTTTGTAACAAAGAACGAAACCACCATCATCTTGTGCAAGGTTACCGGGCCTGATGATACGTCCTGTCAGATACACCGTACATATCTTGATAAAGATGGCTGCAAGATCGGCAGGGCATTGATGAAGGGTGCACTACCCAAAGGATCGGGGATACGCCTGTTTACGCCACTTGCAAATGGTTCTATGGGCATAGCCGAGGGCGTAGAGACCGCCATATCAGCATTCCATCAGTTTGGCATACCCACATGGTCTTTGATAAGTGCGCCTAACCTGATCCATTTTAACCCGCCCAGAGGGGTCACAAAACTTACGGTATTTGGGGACAATGATGAAAGCTTTACGGGCCAAGCGGCAGCGTACCAACTTGCAAACCGAATCAAAAAAACGGGTATCGAAGTGGACGTTCTCATCCCCCCTGTGGCAGGAACCGATTGGAACGACTACCCGCTACAAAACTATATTCGTTAACAAAGAGCAGAAGGATCGTTTACTGATGAATATGAACAAAGATCTAACAGCTGATGTTGTTGCCAAGAAATGGTTTTCGTCTGCTTTGAGAATGAAACACCCGTTCAATGTAGGTTACGCTTTACACCGAGACGGTGACCTCAAAGCATGGCTTGATGTAATCTTTGTTAAACAAAATTTTGATGTTTGTGATTACTGCCACATACCACTGGGTTCTGTGAAAGAGGCTAACGAATTATACAAGATCAATGAAAAACCATACTTTGTTGCGTTTTCCTTTGATGATGGCCTTTGGTATGTGAAAATTGATGAGGTCAAACATGAAATAGCAGTGATTGGCGATGATCTCTATTCCATCGTGCCTAATACTGCTCTCAGGCCTTTCAGCGATCGTATCTAATTTCAGGTGGGTCATACCAATTGTGGTCCCAGACATACCACGCATAATTGTGCCGGGGAGATCCTGTAGACCCGGCAACCCACAGCGGCCTACGGTTCAAAACAATTTTGAGTTTGAAAGGCTCGTCAGTAAAAAGATCGGCACGGTTGAAAGCACAATCCCATTCATTCCGCAGTAGCATCGCTACTTTTTCACCGCGTTTGGTGATTCGGAGCGCATGTCGGACAAATTCTTCGGCAAGGTTGTAGGGTGGGTTGGTGACAATGTCACAAGCGGCAGCTGTACATTTGGTTGTTAGAAAATCAACAATCCTACAATCACTGAGCCCCCGATCCACAATATCATTGCACGTTGTCCTGTAGCCGTTTGCCTCAAGTACTTTGGCGATTGCACCCCGCCCGGCTGCTGGTTCTAGAATATCTTTTTTGAATACAACGTGCCTTAGAAGCACTTCCGTGCACCAAGCGGGTGTTTCATAAAGATCATGCTCGACACGCTCATATCCCGAGGTGCCGAGCATTGCTGTATCTTTATTCTGCATCCTGTGCATCCCGGATTGCTTTGACGCCAGCAACGGCAGCAGTGGCAATATCGGTCAGGATTGCAATCTGGGCTTCTTCAGAAAGATCATGAAATGATTCGTCGAACTCTAAGCTTGTGATGTCACCATCTGACCAAACACCTGCGTAGAGGGACCATTCGCCGTAAACTGATTCGATTTCTTCATCTTCGTCTTCCTCTTCGTCACTAAAATCATTTTCGAAATCCGAAAGCCAGTCATCTTCTTCATCTTCGTAGTTTCCTGCAATGGCGTGAAGGTCAACCACCTCATCTTGCAAATCCTCAATCCACTGGCGTACAAGCGGCAAGGAACTAGCAGCATCGATGTCATCGAAGTTACCCTTCAACACAACATAACCAGTGCTCTCAGGACCAGCGTACAGCGTACCCAAAACGGTCAACTGATTGGCATCGTAAGGTGAGAATGTAATGAAACGATCGCTTGTATCTGACACGGCAGCCTCCATAACAGGTAAGAACTGCCCAACTATAACCCGAATCATTGAGCGTTTGATACCCCCACAAGATGATTTGAACAGTGGCTGTGAATGGTTGAAATATGTTCGTCACAATCAAATTTTTTTGCATCAAAAAGCAGGATGGTTGATTGTAAATGACCTAAGTGATTGCAACCACGGTGTTTTTTCTGTTTTGATGAAATACGATAAATTGTCTAAATTGATTTGACATGCGTCAACATACGTGAGATAAAGGGTCATCAACAACGGGCTAAGGCCCAACCAAACGGAGGCTACCATGTCTTACCAGAACCCAACCAAGTTTGAAGATACCATTGAGCTGCTTGAGTTTGATCTGCCGCGCAACGCAACTGGCAACAACTTTGCCACCTACGTCGAATATTCTGACAAGTTTGGCAACAAATTTTGGGGAACATACGATGGTGAAGAAGGCCGCGAAATTCCTGACCACATCCGCCTTCAGATCGCCTTGCAGATTGCAGGCGACTTAGTGACCGTGAAGTGAGGAGGGGACAATGGCCCAAGTAGCAACTGTACCAGTTTCATTGCGTTCTATCATTCGCAGCGCACACTTTGTCCGGGGCTTCAAAGATGCCCAAAAAGGCAAGCCATTTAACTATGACTACAGCCCGAATGATGCAAACGGGTTTTGGCAATATGAGCGTGGGCGTCATTTTGGTTTTGTCTACGCAGGCAGCCTCAAAAATGGCAACACGGTTTTACGGTCAGCCGAAGTTGCATTCTGCAAAGCTCTTAACGAAAACCACGTGATTTAAGGAGAAAGCAAATGGATAAGATCGAACAGGCTTTTGATGATCTGCGCCAACACGCAGCCGACATGCATAAGACCCACAGTATGGTTCGTTATTTTGGGGAGTATGAGGACAGTTACGTGCTGGGTTACTTGGCCTCGTATTTGGAATCTTTTGTCCGGGGACTGCCCGAACAATATCAGAAGGAGTTTTTGAATGACATCGCGTGGAGAGTGGACAAAAAAACGCGAGAAGAACAAGAAGAGCTGGCCATCGTTGAGATGTCCATTCGCGCAGAGCTTGATGCTCTCGACCTTCCATCAGAGAATCGTAAAGCCTAAAAAAGGCAAACGGTCGTACCAACGGTCTAGGGCTCACACCCTAGATCTTTTTTTTTAAATAATTGTCAAAAGGCTGTTGACCTGCGTCAACACATATGAGATAACTAATCATCGGCAACGGGCAAGAGCCCAACCAAACAGGAGACTACCATGATCGACCTCAACAACCTTCCTCTCGTTTCTGACCTGACCACCGCAGAATTGGCTGACTTCATCGGTCGCCTCGATGCTTTCTCCAAGCAGGTTGACGGCATTGCTAAGTCCTACAAGGACGTTGCCAAGGCCATCATCGGCGGCGCAGGCACTATCTCTGGCAACATCTACGATGTCACCGTCCGCACTGATGTCACTTGGAACATCAACACCGACCTGCTCAAGAGCACATATGGCGAAGATTGGTACTTCAAGCACTCCAAGCAGGGTGTACGTGTTGTCCTCTCCGCCAAGCCTGCAAAAGCTTCGGCCACTGCATAACACCAACGGGGGCTTCGGCCCCCAACCTACCCAAGGAATCAAAATGTACAGAAACATTGCAATACACGACTTTGAACTGATCTTTAAAACGGGCACCCAAGTGGCCGCTTTGATCTACCTGCTTTCTGATGAGGATGTGATCTGCGTCGAACGGCAGGATCTGATGGATATCTTGACCAAATATGGCCGCAAGCCACCGAAGGACAAATACTGTGACATGTTGCTTTGGCGCACCCGTAAAGCACTAAAACCACATGGCATTGAGATCTTAGCCGTCACAAGTGGACAGGGCCGCTGCCTGTACATGACTGACGAAAACAAAGACCGGGTGCGGAAACTGATCCATACCCTTGCATGGAGTGTTAGCGATGAAAAACATACAATCGCTGCTTAATGAAGACCAGTTTGAATGCTTTCAGCTAGACCCATCTGTCTGTGAACATGAATGCGCTTGCAAGATTGAATTGCAACGCCGGGCTAGGGGAGAGCTAGATGCCATGTTGGCGGCTCTCAGCTGGTACGCCAAGCCTCGGATTTATGAAACAGGTGCCATCGACCTAGACGAAGGCCATAAGGCCCGTGTGACCCTTAAAACCCTTGTAGCTTAACGGAGATTAAAATGAACGAAGCCCAATATGATTCGCTGGTTATGGAAGCACAAGATATTGCTCTCAAGATTGGTGAACTGGTGCAATATAAATCATTCGGTGTCGGCATTATGGCCTTGCAGGTATCATTAAAGGCAATCATTGAATGTGCAGATCCGCACGATCGGCCATTGATCCTTGCAGGCATCATGCTGTTTCTGACAGCAAATACTGAAGAAGATCCCAACCTAATTGTTCACTAAAGGTGCAAAATGATGACTTGGAATTATCGTGTACTGAAACATACACCCCAGCCAGATATCACTTATTACGCTGTTCATGAATACTATTACACTGATGACGGATCGGATAATGGATATACCGAGAAGCCTACATGGGCTACTGGCGAAACTATAGAGGAGCTCCGGGCTGATCTGACCCGGATGCTTCAAGCTCTCGACAGGCCTGTTATAACTGCCTCTGAAAATTCTTAATTCGCTTGCCACCAATTTTAACGCGGACTATGTATGGTCTGTAACTCAACTTACATAAAGGATTTTGTTATGAACTCTACCGATGTAATCGAACAGATGAATTATTTAAATCAACGCATTAGTGCCCTTGCCAGCCAAGTGAGCCAGATCAAAACATCCAAAATGACTGCCCTTCGGCAATCTTTCGAAGAGGTAGCACCCGGTGCTACACCAGCGGCATCTGATGAAACAGCACCCGCTAAAAAACGTGGCCGCCCTACTGGATGGCGCAAACTATACACAATTGAGGAGGCCATTGAGCGGCTGAACAGAGATGGCTATCAGTTGGTAAAGCGTGGCCGTGGTCGGCCTAAAAAGGCTGCCTAACATGGCCGCAGTTTACACGCACGATGAAGATGAACGTGCATTTCGCAGGGCACAAATGGTTGCCCTGCGTAAACGGGGCTTGTCGTATGGGCAAATTGCCAGAAAATTTCATGTTGGCAAAAACTCGGTTCGCATCATAGTACTAAAAGCCTGCAACCAAACAGATCCAAAAAGGAAACATCAGAATGGCACGAATTGAGTTGACAGATTTAGAGCGTAGCAAATTATCTGCCGCTGGGCGTGGGTTTGCCGCCAAACACCGATCGGCACAGGAGATTGAGATCGCCGAACTGAAGAACGCACTGGCGATGGCCCGGCAGAAGAAAACCCTGCGGGATGAGTTTGCAATGGCGGCGTTGATTTCATATTTAGTTACCGCTGAAAATTACACGGATGCCGTTAAGTTTTCGTATGAGTTTGCGGATGCGATGATGAAGGAGCGGTTGAAATGACTGATAATGTGATAAACTTTAAGTTCCGTCAGAATGTAACATCGCCACATATTGGTAACATTGCCGACATCTTGCGGGTGTGCGCCAACTCAGAGCATTGCAAAAGTGCTACGGGTTTTGTTTTAATGTTCGATTGCCCGGACGGGGTCAAAGGCACGGCTGTCAATGTCACTAATGGTGATATGTTATGGCTAGCTGAGAACCTTCGTTCAATGGCCGTTGGCAAAGATTTTGGGTGATTGATGTGTACCAGAGCAATACTGAACGTAGACAGTACTAACAGGATAATTGGCGAGATGCTTACTGACGGTCAGCTGCTTTACCGATATGGCAAACTATCAGAACTGCTTCTCGAAGAACGCAAAAACGCACACTTGTTATATCCACCAGAAACAATCTTTTTGGCGCGGCTGCTGTGTGATGCCTGCTTCGACCACCCAGAGTTCTATTGCCGCTACCTGCCACTGGCAAAGGACATCAGGGCCGGGCAATTCAATCTACTTGAGGCACCTAATGCATAAACCAGATTGGCGTGATGTTAAAATTAACTTGCTCGAACAGATGAACCTCAAACTTAAAGCGGACAATGTACGCATGCACAAGGCCGCACAGCAGGGTGATAGTATTTTAAATGCCATAGCTGTTAGAAACGATAACAAGCGGCTTAGAGACGCTTTAATGCAAATCCTAAACGGTACCGACGATCCAGCTGTCATTGCCGGAGAAGCATTGGAGATAGAACTGGAGCCGCTTGATCCCCAAACATTGCTAGCCAAACCACATATGAAATAGAGGCAGACACTATGCTGTTAGAATTTACAACATACTATCGGCTAGAGCCTGATGGCATGGCCGAAGGTGCCTTCATTCACATTGTCGGTGACAAAGTTTTCCTAGAAACGGAAACCGATTCGGTCATGTTGTCGATTAAACAAGCCAAACAGTTAAGTTACTTTATCAGCGATCGACTAGTTAGGGTTGTAGATCTGTCCGAAATCCATTGGGGAGAAGAATGATGGACATTGTTGAACAGTTACGAAAAAGTGCAAATATTATGTATGCACAAGATGGTTATACATTCCGTCTTGGATTGCAAAACGAAGCCGCTGACGAGATTGAAAGGTTGCGGGAAGCGTTGCAAAAGATTTCGGCTATTGAAGATGAGCATATCAATCCTCCAACCACACCATCAGAAGCAAACCTTTGGGGAATCATCGAAGGTTGCGTTCGGGTTGCTGAAAAAGCACTGGGGGGTGAGTGATGGACATTGTTGGACGGTCAATGGTTACAATCACAAGAGAACGATACGATTTTTATGTGGCAGAGATTGAACGGTTACGGAAAGACAAGGCAGAGTTGTTGAAAGCGTTAACGGATTTATGGGCCGTATCACACTGGCCAGATAACCCTTATGAAATGGATGACGCAAAACTCGCCATCGCCAAAGCAACAGGAGAAGAGTGATGGATAATATACTCCTTTGTGCAATTTGTTTTTTAATCGGCTGTGTTTTGGCAAAGAGGTGAGTGATGTTTGAAGTGGCATGTGAATTAGAAAACAAAACAGATGCAGAAGTCACGGTGCATTTG